TTACTCTGCAGGTGAAGTCGGCCACTCAATATCAGGTGCGGTTGATGTATCAACACGGTTCAGCAACACCCGATACTTCTTCCAGGCTTCCAGCAACGAGTTTTCTTCCTCCGTTGCGATCTCCAGATCTACAGCATCCTGAAGTGGCGCAATATGCTCACTGAATTCCTGGATGTAGAACTGTGTGGTGACGGTCTTCCAGCCATTCGGCTCCTGCTGTATCGAAGCATACCAGGCTATTTCAATATCGCTATGCTGCGGCAGCATTTAACCCCTTGTAATTCATCGCCACAATTGATTTAATTCACAAATAAAACTATAACATGGTGAAATTAATGAAAAAAAACACAGATGATGGGGCTAAAATTTACACACCACTTACCCTAAAGCTTTATGACTGGTGGGTTTTGGGAGTATCAAATCGGCTTGCATGGGGATGTCCTACAAAGGAACACCTTCTTCCACACTTTCTGGAACATTTAGGTAACAACCATCTGGATATTGGTGTTGGAACTGGGTTTTACCTTACTCACGTACCTGAGAGTAGTCTGATATCTTTAATGGATTTGAACGAAGCTAGCCTGAACGCGGCATCGACAAGGGCTGGGGAATCAAAAATTAAACATAAAATTAGCCATGATGTTTTTGAACCTTATCCCGCGGCATTACATGGTCAATTTGATTCCATTTCCATGTTTTACCTTCTTCACTGCCTGCCTGGAAATATATCTACAAAAAGCTGTGTAATACGCAATGCGGCGCAGGCCTTAACTGACGATGGAACTCTATACGGAGCCACAATTCTTGGTGACGGCGTTGTGCACAATAGCTTCGGTCAAAAACTGATGCGCATTTACAATCAAAAAGGCATCTTTTCAAACACAAAAGATTCCGAAGAAGGCTTAACACATATACTCTCAGAGCATTTCGAGAATGTTAAAACCAAGATTAAAGGTACTGTAGTAATGTTTTCCGCTTCAGGGAAAAAATAGCATCCAGCCGCAGCACGTTCTTGCGCACGACGTGCTGCGGCATAATCTCAATGATTACTCCCTGACAGGGTTCGTAGGCCACTCAATATCAGGTGCAGTTGATGTACCAACACGGTTCAGCAACACCCTGCATGCCTTCCATGCCGCCAGCAATGATGTTTCCTCCTTCGTTGCATATACTGCTCACCTTTTTCACCCACGATTAACCAACAGCCAGATTCGCAGGCACGCCCCACCACGGCATATTCATACGCTTGCCATGTCCGAACATTTCAATCCAGCGATATTATGCCTGGGGTGTTCAAGCGCAATGAAGTACGTATTGTATCTTCGCGATTTTTTATAGGCTAATTGACGCGCAATTCTGAGCGGGGAGCGCACAATCAAACAGCACAGAATGGATCGCTGATATTTATCCTTTTGTCGGTTTATCAAACAACAAGAGAGTCAATAGCGGATTGTCCCTACATCCATTTCTGGCGAATCCACTAACCAGAAATTATCTGGCTTTACAGCCAGAATGATCCAGGCAGTGTTTGTTGTTGATGACCAGGAAGGCAGCACATCGTATGCCGGGTCATCGCAAGAATCACGATAACCGTACTCATTAAAAAGTGGAGCCATTGCTGCCACAAGATTCACCGCATTCAGCTCATTACCCAGCTTGCGCTCAAAAAGTGCCACACCTGCCGTTCCTTCCACCCACACGCCACGGCTGTGACCACTATAACCATAATCAGGGTGGTACGGTGTGTAACCCGTGGTTTCCCTCGTACCAAATAAAAAACGCCCCATATATTTTCGGCACTTAGCCGCTTTCTCAGCATCAATATTGGCAACAAACAATCCGCCCCAGGAAGACTGATCCAGCGCCGCTGCGTTGTCATAGTGGGTTGAATGAACCCCCTGTCGAAATCGGCCTTCATCTTCCACCCACAGACCTCTGATGATGCTCTTTGCCAGCCTGTCAGCCCGCTCACTGAAACCGTCAAATCCCAGCCGTCCCATCAGTTCAAACAAAAACCAGATATCAACGTTATGCTCCAGTGCGCACCATTCGGCGACAAAAGTTTCATCAAAATTGCCGTCCACATAACGCCCCTGCCCCCCTTTATACAGGCCTTCACGCAGGTCGCCTGGTGTGCTCACCAGAAAAGTATCCAGCCAGGCAATGCCTGCCAATAGCTTTTCTCTGACCCGCGCAGTCTGAGTACCGTCCGGATACTTCTCCAGATAGAAAGCAAGAGCATAATAAACCCATGCCGCATTGCCCAAGCGGTAATAGGTACGCGGTGACATGGCAGACAGCCTGTTAACAAAAAACTTTACTCCACCGTTTTCATCAACAAGCGCACACAAGCCCGCAACGTATCTTTCTACAGCCTCATGTCGCTGAACCATCAACGCCAGTGCTGCCAGCGCCTGGTCATACGTGTAACACCGATCTTTCATCACCCTGATCACTTCGGGGTCTGCGTCCTCCGGCATCCAGTAGCTACGAATGAGCAGTGGAAACTCCAGCGTTGTGATCCACGCATTATCCTCAATCCGAATAAGACGAAACTGTTTTGCTCCCGTCCAGCAACGTCTGAAATAGAAAGTTCCGTCACTATTCAAATTAGCGTCGCCGTTAAAATACTCTCCGGTTGTATAAGCATACATATCGACTTTATACTTTTCAGGTTCAGCCTGTTGCTCTCATCACTGGTCATGGGAATAAAGTCCGGCTCGAGCGCCTCCAGCCAGAAATGAACACCGGCAGAAGGCGTCAGGCTGTTTATGCGCCCGGAAACCATCTGGGCAAACACCTCACCATCGCGCAGCCAGGTACGCAGCATCAGACGTTCCAGCATCGGACGGGTAAACTGCCCGGTGACCTCCGGACTGACAGACCATTCACTCCATCGGGTGCGTATCTCCGCTGCCAGATCACGGGCAATGGCCCCATTGCGTAATACCGGATGTGGCTCGACAATAATCCCGTTTTTCCCCACCACCCGTTCTTCCAGCTTGTCAAATACACCAATGACCAGATCGTGGTTGTTATCAAGGTAACGGGCCTGCTCACGTAACGACACGGCCCCGTACTGGCTTAACTGATCGGCAGTTCGGTTCTCCCGTCGGGCTTTGTGTGTCCGCGTCGTTTTTACGGCCTCATAAGCCTGGATCACCGCACGGGAACGCAGCCTTGCCGCTTTCCATCCTGGTGAAAAAACGCCAATCACATCATCAAGAATTGCCATCAGAACCTCGCCAGCCGGTACCCGGGATGCCCCCGTCGTCGTGTAATCAGAGCCGCAAGGCGGCGCTCCCACTCCTGCCGCCCCTGCCGGATCTCAGATAAGTTTTCCATGGTCATCTGCTGACCATTAAAAGTGACGGATTTTCCGTCCAGCACCGCCATTTCAGCTTCCGTATAACGCTGAATCATGGCTTCGATATCATTCTGGTTCATAACCATCCTCCAGAAGTCAGCCAGGGGTTAACATCGTCAGTTACTGTTTTCTTCCGTTTTTGTTTTTTAACAGGCGTGGATACCGGTTCCGGTGAGGATGACGGTTCGGTACTGTCCTGGACACACTCCAGCCAGGTTTCCCGGCTCGCCCACTCCGGTGCATCCGGCCAGCGGATCTTTTCGTATCCATGCAGAATGACCAGAGCCTCGGCATACACCATCAGGTCAAAAGCTTCGTTGGCACCGCGACCCGGCTTACTCCATTTCCCGTCACTGCTCCGCTCTTCATACGTCAGTTCGTCGTAAAACCAGCTCCCCAGCCAGTCAGGGAAATGCACATAGCCTGGACCTGGCGAGTCACGCCATAACGCGTTATTCACCCGGTCTTTCAGGGCATCCGTCTGAAGAAGCCAGAGCGGCACATCACCTGCGGCCTGCGCCCGGCGGCCCGTTCGTCCGGTGTTATCAGGGAATGTACGGCTGATCAGTTTTGCGCGCCGGATGCTGTCCCCCTTAAACAGGTAAATACGTTTACCAAGGCCATCACGACGGCAACGACGCCAGAATTTATAGGCATTATCAGTGACCCCGTCTTCACCGCCGGAGTCCACCGCCATTGCCATCAGTCGCATTTGTTGAGAAGGATCGGAGGCCAGCGGCCAGCTTTTATGAAAAACATCCGTCAGCAGGACATCCCAGTCTTCCGGATAGCTGGCCGGATCAATTCGCTGGCTCTCCCCGTCGCTGTCACCGCGCAATGACTGCGTGATGTTGTAACGATCAATAATCCAGCGTTCGCCACGGCTGCCATAGCCCGTTACCTGAACCACAAAACGGCGATGACGTCCCGCCTGCACATCCACTGTCGCCACAAGGAAATTAACGCCATCCGGCACACTGCGGGAAGGAACTGGCTCTGCCCGCTGCTCAAGCAGTTCACTTTTTCGTTGCTCCATGCTGGCGCGGGGAAGATAAGGTAATCCCCAGTCGGTATTGATAACCGTCTTGAGTGTTTCTTCACTTCCGGTTGTCTCGTATTCCTGTTCTGCAGTAAGCAGTTTGTAAACGAGTTGCGAGAGTGTCTGGTAAGCAGCTGCCGGACCCTCCATCCAGAATGACGCAATACGTGAGCGTCGGGGATCACCATAACGACTGCCATCCGCATTGATGGATTCACCATCCCGCAACCAGACCCCACGTCCGTTCAGCTCACGTTTTTGTTCAGGCATAATCCGTCCTGAACAGGAAGGACACTGAATATAAGCCGCCTCACTTGCCAGCACGGGATCGGCAATATCACGGAAACCAGCAACCACATCGCCGCAGGGCTGAAAATACTCACCACAGTGTGGACAAGGCCAGTACCAGCGACGGCGATCGCCACGGTTATAGAGCGACAGTATCCCCGTGGTTGGTGGAGCCTCATGCGGTGAAGTCCGTCGCCATTTCACATCCTTCACATCCCTGCCGGGGGAACTCTCCACAAGCGTCATACCACTGGACATAAATGTTGTGGTACGTTTTGAGGCAAGAGAGAAAGCATCCCCCTCGCCATCAATATCTTCCGGAAAACGGTCATAATCCGTCAGCGCGACGCATTTATAATCTGATGAGGACATGATATTGACTGACGGCCAGCCGATTTTCAGGTAGTTACCAGCAAGGAATGTTCTGTCATAAACGTTGTTGTCATTTTTGTTCGGACTCAGGCGACTGACCACTTCCGGGCTGACGCGAAACGTTCTGGCGAGTCGTTTTTTGGAGTGTTCGCGGGCTTTTTCCTCCGTCATCTGTATGATCAGCATATCAGCAGGATCGCAAATCACGTTGTAAATCACCCAGCCGTCAATCAGGCCGATAGTCTTACCAGTTCGTGCCGGGCCAACAAATATCACTGCGTCGTATTCACGCGAGGCCAGGCAGTTCATCGGCTCAATAACATACGGTGCCACCAGCGGATCCCACGGGACTGAATTCCCGGCCCCCATGGGCACCCGCATATACTGAGCAACGGCATCAGCAACCCGCATTCGTCTCGGTGCGCGAAGGATATAACCTGAATCGGTTCGTGCTGCCTTTGCGGTTTCCTGATTCAGCATTACTCCTCCCGCTGTAATTCCTCCTCATCATCCGCACCTGCTTCGGTCACCCGCAGGGCTATCTGATCGCGCAGATCATCAATAATGGACTGAACACGGCTCACAGCGGCAGGCTGCAGACCGCAGTCACGTTCAAGAATATCCGGTAATGTCTCCAGCACCTGCACGACCGCTTTTGCCCAGATGGCAAACTCTCGTCTGACATCACTGGCCGGAATGAGTTGTGCCGTTTCCTGTTCGAACTTAAGACGCTCACGTTCAGACTGATACCAGGCTTTGCGCTCATGCGCGTCCATTTCGCCTTCTGCAACCGGCGGTGGTAATGCCAGAAATGCCGACACAATATCAACCACCCGATAAAGCTTGAGGTTGCTTTCATGCCCCCCTGCAACGGGTAGATTTTGCAGCCTTGCCGCAGCAGTCTGGCGATGTACACCTGACAGTGCCGCCAGTTGACTGATATTCAGCGTCAGATTTTTTAACTCTCGATCCATACCCGCTCCAGAATGTTTTAAACATGCATCTTGCGAACAACTTTAGGCAAACGGTGTTAGTGATGAACAAAAAACAATCAAAATCGACACCGCAAAAATAAAATCACTGTAATATCAATACATTACAGTAGTGGTGATGACGAATGAAATTTCAAAAACTAGCCTTTTTCCGCGACGCTCCCGCCCCGTGGCAGGCCACCCCACCGGAAGGACCCGCCAAAATGAGAGTGATTATCACCATTGCTGATGAATAAATTGATGAAAATCATTGAAACGCCTTTCAGCAAGATAACGGCGACGGTCGTTGTTGAACTCCGTAACTCTGCTACTAAGGTTAAAAGCATGGCCATCTTTTGCCACCGGCAAATCTTCAATGGATTTCCCCTGCCGGTTTTTTATTCCTCACATTATCGCAGCCCCTCAGTGAAGGGCTGCTGTAATGCCTGCTGTTACTCAGTAACGACCGCGCCTTCCGGTAATTTCATACCGGCAAATACCGGCAGCCCGGGGATCGTTATCTGCAGCTGGTTAGCCAGGGAGTTAATCTCAGCGACCAACACTGGCTTCGTATAGCGCCATGCCGCCAGCCCTTGTCCACAGAAGCTCGCCATATCTTTTTTCTGATCAAACTCATGACACTTCATATTGAGCTGCGCACTTAAGCTGTTGCGATGCTGAAGTTCTCCGGTGAAGTAGTCATCCAGGACTTTATAGGCTGCATATTTAAATCCGGGGTTTAGCCATGCTGCATAATCATAAGCAACAAACTTCCCGCCATATGTTCCACCGTGTACACCGCGCTCAGTAAAAACCACAGATTCGTGTTTTTTCTCCAGCTACTTAATGCGCTGGGTGCGGATATATTCCTGCGCCCCTTCCAGTTGCTTCTGCATCGTCATCAACCGTTCTCTGAGGGTGAAATAATCCCGTTCAGCGGTGTCTGCCAGTCGGGGGCTGGTTGCATTATCCATGCTGGTGGGTCCGGTGGCTTCACGCACGGCTGCGGAGCAACTGGCATTGACCCGCAGGCGCTTACGACCAGCGGCAACATCAGCGCGCAGAGTTTCATTTTCAGTTTTCGCATCGGCTAACTCCTTCGTGTATTTTGCATCGATCGCAGCAACATCACGCTGACGCTGCTGCATGTCAGCGATGGTGGCGGTCGCCTGCTTCAGCTCACTGACTTTTTTATCACGCTGTTCTTTGTAGGCGATGGCGTTATCACGGTAATGATTCAGCCCCAGACTAAGCACAACACAGGCCACCAGCAGCATAGCAATCACTACATACAGAACACGGTTCATATCACCACCAACGGATTGCCCAGACCAGAACAGCGACCGCCACAAGGCGAATTGCAAAGGCCGTTGCCCGAATAAAATCAGCACTCATCTGTTTAAATAAATTGTTGTGTATGCAACCAGTGCAGTACAAATAATCCATGCAACTGGCGTCAGTATATGTCTGATGCCCCGGCATACCGCGATGATTTTTGCGGCATCGTCAGCACCCTGCGAAGTTGTTTCTGCTTTTATCATCAGTTGCCATGTCCCTCATGACACCCATCACCACTCACGATTTCAGAGCAACAATCAATTTTGCCAGCCCATACAGCATCGGAGACACGGCGATGCCAACCGCCACCCACTTAATGGCAAAAGCCACCGCCCGGATAAGGCAGAGATTCGCCGTATTTTCTGTCTTATCTACAAACATATGCTATCGCTGCAACCGCAAAACCAATTGCCCCGATCATTGCCGATAATGCAAGAATAATTCCGGCAATATTTGCTGCTTTAGGTGTCATACTGCACCCTATACTCAGAAAGGTTTTATTGTTATCCTTTACCTGCATGAATTATATCCATGTCTGATTTGTCAAAATGCAACCCCGGACTGTTCCCCCAGCCGGGGTTTTACTTTTATTCACTTACCTTTTGCCAGTTTGCAGGATTTCGTGTTATCCGCTCGCGGGAGCACACGCCATTTTTCAGCAAAATATTCTGCTAGCTGTCGATACCCCAGCACACCAGTGCCGCTTCCTGGTCACGGCGAATAACCTGTCCATAGCAGTTATTTGAACGTATGCGGCAATCGCGTCCACCATCTTTTATCCACCAGCGAATCGCCTCGCATGCACCCTTACGATCACCGGCATTCAGCCGCTTATAAAACGTCGACGGGAAACACTTACCGGGGCCAATGTTATAGGGACAAAATGACGCTATACCCGCTTTCTGGGGTTCGCTCAATGGCACTTTGATGTTTTTCTCCACCCATGCCAGCGCCTTATCACGCTCAATGGCGTTAACCTGGTCGCATTCTTCCTTCGACAGCTTCATTCCCGGTATGACGGGCTTACCATCCACCATTGTGGCACCACGACAGATGGTCCATATACCGGAACCATCGCGGTATGCCGTAGTGTGGTTACCCTCTTTTTCATCCAGAAACTGGTCAAGTATTTGAGGAGCAGACGCGCCTGCAGCAATCAGCGCCAGAACAGCAGCTGACAGGCCGTATTTGATTTTTGCGCTCATGGATATTTATCAGGATGCTACCAATGAAAGATACTGGAAAGCCAACTGCAAAAAGCTAACAACCCGTAATCGAGTTATCAGAACTGTTAATTTTTATGGTATACCGCGCCTCTGAACAGGGGCGCGTTTCTGGCAACAGCTCGTCCCCTTCACATAACCCGGCAGCAACATCCAGGAAGACCTGTCTGATGCTCCTTCTGGCTGCTGCCTCATAAAACTCCAGCGCTGCACCTTCAACACGGTCCAGCGAGATGTCCAGGTCAAAAATTTCACCGTCAAAGCGTTTTTTGTCCCGTAACGCTAAAGTTACCGTAACTTTATTCTCAAAATTGCGGATCCCTTTCACAATCAGTTCATAGTTTTGAGTCATTGAATTACTCTCCCCGTGCAGCCTTACGCTTGTCTTCTCTGATTTTGAAGTACAGATTTGTCAGATAAGTCAGGAAGCCCAGAACCAGACTCCCCAGTACACCAATCGCAGCCCACTGTGACGGACTGACCTGATCAAGCCACTGTAAAAACCAGTAGCCAGCACTGCCTGCGGAGGTGCCATAGGCAATGCCCGTTGAAATTTTGTCCATGGATTTCATAGCCTCACCTCCGCAAATAACGGATGGCGTAGTTTTACACTGAGAAATGAAAGGGATTTGAAAAGAAAAGCCCGCAAAAGCGGGCGAAACAATATATACAGTAAGGAAAGCACTCTATCCAACAAACCACCCACAGTTAATCGGAATAAAAGCAGAGTGCTTATGAATGATCGCCTGCCCGAAGGTTAGTATTTCTGCACAGCAATTTTGCAAAAAAAGGCGATCATTCATAACTTAAACGTCCTTCAGTCACTCCGGGATTTCCCATCATCGCAGACTGAAAGACTCTGACTGGAGCGGGCAGCGGGAATCGAACCCGCATCATCAGCTTGGAAGGCTGAGGTAATAGCCATTATGCGATGCCCGCATATGGTGCCGACTACCGGAATCGAACTGGTGACCTACTGATTACAAGTCAGTTGCTCTACCTACTGAGCTAAGTCGGCACTGGACCGCCACCGGGGACTCGAACCTCGCACACTCAACTTAAAGAGTTGACGCTCTTTCCTGATGAGCTAGTGGCGGTTGGTGGCCCTTGCTGGATTTGAACCAGCGACCTGGCGATTATGAGTCGCTCGCTCTCACCACTGAGCTAAAGGGCCGGGCGCAGGATAATAACGTTACGAAATCAATGTTGCAAGCATTCAAAAATCACCTGGTTAAAAATCACCCTTATCTCCTCCACCAGCGCATTCACCATGTCTATCCGAGATAAGTGACACAAAAAAACCCGCTTGATGCGGGTTTAAGTTGTGTGGCGAAGCGACCACTCTTAACAGATTAAGATAGTTTTTGCGTACGCGTTAGTGATTTTTTCATAATTATCTGTATCCTGTGGCTATTTCTCTTGCGCAAAGGATGCTTTTGATGACGCAGCAACTCGAAAACATGCCAATAACAGAAATCGAAATTGCCTACGGTGGAGAGGCATACGCAGATAATCAGATCGACGCGAAAACATTAGGCGAAGCCTTAACCTCTCTTAGTGCCCTGATTGAACACGCCGAAAAAATAATTAATGGCGAAACAGCAGAGCCGAAAGTCAACATCAAGGCAACAAAAGAAGGTTCATTTACTTTGCTTGTTGCTGTGATGGGGAGCATAAAAACTATTAACGCCCTTGGCCTCGTTGCAGGTGGTGGAGTTGCCGCAGGTGGCGTACTCGGGATAATCGAATGGCTCAAAGGGCGTAAAATCAGCTCCATTGTCGTCGATGAACAAAAAGATACAGCAGAAATCGAAGTGGATGGTGAGAAGGTTAAATGCAGTAACGACATTCAAAAATTAATAACCAGTCCAATCATCCGAAAAGAACTGGATAAATTAATCTATAAACCCCTGCAGACTGAAAAACCATCCACGTTCTCAGTTTCACAGCAGAAGCATAAGGTAGTCAGGGTGACGCAAGCTGAAGCAGTAAGTTTTAAAACTGCAAAATCCACCTTTGTCGAGAAAACGCACGTAACGACACGCCAAGCTAATGTACATTTTGCTAATGTTCGATTCAAGCAAGGCAAAAGCTGGGATATCATCCTGCCAAATGGCGAAGAAGTTAGCGCATCTATGAAAGATGAGGCTTTTCTTGAACGGGTTGAACACAACCAAGCAGCATTCTGTAAGGGTGATCTTTTTGTTGTAGAACTGACAGAAACAACAAAAGAAACAAATGGCGCGCTGTCTAAACCACGCTATAGTATTACTAAGGTTATACGCCACAGAGCGGCGGCAGATAGGAAACTACTTTAAATCATGTCAATCCTAAGCATTATGCTTTACATCACTGTATTCATGGCTGTCGCAGCGACGGTCAGATATGCTGTGCTTAGGTTCTTGGTTTGGGTAAAGCCGAATGCGTATATTGAACTAACCTACACCGATCCTGAAGGCAGAACCGCTAAAAGGAAAGTCAGCGTTAGAAACGAAAATGACGCAGAAGAGTTGGCGCTACTGCTACGCGAACTCAAAACTCGCAACGAAGCAAGTGCAGGAAGGTGAATGGCGAACACTAAATCCTACCTGGCAATGCAGGCATGGTTTACCACCCTTATCACTGCGGGATTGAATTTCCTTTTTGACTGGCTTCCTCAATTAGCCTTCTTCAAATCATTGGCGCCTGGAGCTGCTGTCGGCTTATCTCATGTGGTAATTCTTCTTATCGCTTACATAGGTTTGCCTACGCTTAATGATGTAAGAATGAAAAGGGAAATAAAAACGGCCAGAAAATTCATCACGAACTGCCTGGCCAACCCTAACCTAACACCAGACCAAATTGCGCACTACAACCAATGTCTTATCGATCTAGACAATAAGCTATTAAAAAACATAAATATTCGTATTGATGCTTTATCTGACGCCGAATCGAAAGCTCAAGCAAACGAGTAGTAACAGTCATAACTTATGATAGAATCAAGCATATACATCCATCAATAAAGCCTAATGCAGTTTGCAGCTCCTTTCTTATAGTTCCATCTGAGCACCTGCGTTTCTTCGCGATTGAGCGTAGAGAAACACCAATAACAAAGTGAGCTATGAGCAGCTCATATTCCTCTGGTTTATACTTTCGCAACCGAGCCACACAACCGTCTATCATGATGCCTTCATCATCATCACACTGGAGACGTGACTTTTTGCCATGTGGCAAAAGCCTCTTGAAGCCCGCTGCTATCGGTTGCCAATCGACACCGCTATTTTCTGCTGCAGCCCATGCCCCCCAGCGATCTAAAACCTCATACATATCACGCCCCATTACCATCGCCTCTGATTTCGCAAATCTTCACGCCCAGCCGCCCACCAGGAACGAGCTGACCGCGCACAATATTGATTTCATCAAACTGCTCGTCGTCTATAAGTAGTCCGGCATGCGTCAGCGCATCCAGTGGTGCCTTCAGGATATTGTCCAGGTCGCGGCGGCGCTTATCCGGTGGCTCTGCAATCACCTTTATCGCCAGCCTTCCGGACAGGCTTAATTTCAGCCGCTGCTGGCGAACAATAAGCGCCACAGCCCGGCGATAACGCTTTCCCTCCTCCGAGATAAAATATGTGCTGCCACGGCGTCGCCAGTAAGTGTTCACCGTCGGCGGGTAAGGTAAAACCAAATCTATGAGCATCAGTCACCTCTTTTACCCAAGCACGCCAGTTGCAAAGGCGTGATCAAGAAAACGAAAAATTAAATCAACCTGAGAACCATGCTTTTCTTCGAACGCCAGCGGATCCGCATGAAGCTCGTTGTGATGCTCCCGACACAGCGGTAGCGTGAAAATATCGTGAGATTTTGTCCCCATTCCGCCCTGACCATGACCAATCAGGTGATGGGGATCGTCGGCTGGCTTACCACAACACGCACACGGCTGTGTCTTCACCCAGCGAGTGTATTTCTCGTTAACCCAGCGGCGACGTTTAGGTCGTTTCATGAAAGATTCCGGAGACTCAGGATCAACGGCAATGCTGACCACCGTCTTTTCCTGTGGTGGGTTCTGTTGCTGGTGGGCGTGAGGCAGCGGCGCAAGATTTTTTGTGCGCTGTTTCAGTATGCTGGTGGCGGTCTGCTCTCCCGGTACGATGTCGCTTTCACGGTACATGGAGCGGATTTTTTCCACACGCAACCCCAGCGAACGACGTAATACCGCTTCCGGTAGCGCGTCCGCCACCTGATTGCGGACCGCCCACCAGGATAATTCAGCCAGAGATAATTCACGCTCCTGCGTACCGCTTATTGCGTGACCGATGACGTCAATCATCCATGCTGACAGGTTTTGATGAGCAAGTTGCTCGAGTGATTCGGATGTCTGGTCACGCAGCTGGTTGTCGCAGTGCCAGCACAACACCATTGCGCCGGTACCATAACGGTGAATGACGGTTTCGCTGTGATGATAATCGCCGTGTGGCCACTGGCAGGATTTAATATGGCGCAACAGCCAGTCAGACAATGCACCAGCACCACCAGCAGCACGAATCACCCGCTCATCGCTGAAAAATGGCAGTAATGATTTATCCTCCGCCAGCGGCTGGCGAACGGCAGGAACGACCCCGGACGGCAGACCGCGCATGCTTTTTGGCTCCGGTTCAACCAGCACTCTGCCGTTATGGAATACCTGCATGGATTCACGACCTGGCTTAACGATAACCACCCCAAGTTCCGGCACCAGAACAGGTCGAAGTAATACCCGCACGTTACCTCCAGATGCGTTGCTGGAATGTGCGGGACGGACGCGGTGGGCGTTCGGAATAAGGGAGCCTGACAGAAATTATCCAGTGTCGGAAGTCAGGGCCGAGGTCTTTCTGAAAGTCGTACCCACGCCTGCGGTAGTTCTGAATCAGCCATTCGGCCTGTTCTTCAGTGCATGGGGCATGCTGGTACCAGTCATATTTGAATGTATGAGAACGCCGCCCGTGCCAGCTGGCAAGGTCGGTATCAGAATTGTGATGTTTGGTATTGTGCGCCATCGGTTTTCTCTGCTGGCGCAGCAGGTGCCAGTTGTTCAGGCTGGCCTGTAGATTGTAAACCAGAATACGTAAAACAAAAAACCCGCCGAAGCGGGTTATGCCTAGTGAATTTTGCCTCTAAGAGTTCGGTAAGATTGTAGTGAAACAACATCACCACTTCCTGGCAGTTCATGAACCGCAGGAAGATCATCTCCTACTAACTCATAAAAAATGTCCACTTCTATATCCATTTCATCAGCTATACGCTGTGGGTCGTATCCTAACTCTTCAAATAAAAACGATAAAGCCCGACGGAATAACTCAGGACGCTCATGAGGGATTAGATAATCTTCTTTTTCATCAATAGCTTCCCCTTTCCGTTTCAACCCCATAAATGCAGTTCTGTACTGCTCATCAGTCAAAAGTCCTAATTGATGAGCCCTGTAAACAATGGCAGCCTTACTTACTTTCCATGTCAACTTAAATTGGCTTAGTCCCTGCCAATTTATCCTCCCCCCCACAGGTCTTGGAAAATATTTCGCCATCGACGTTCTGGGAAGCAACAGAGCAGAGGCAAAACGGTTTGCCTGGGATTCAGTTAATCTATCCCCAGTAGAAATTCCTTCATGAAGAATCAAATGGGCAACCTCATGAGCAATATCAAAGCGTTGCCTACAAGGTGAATTTTTAGCTGTATTTCGAACAATAAAAGGCCTTCGTAGAGGAACAGACAGTGCATCTACTTCATCCGAAACGGAGTCAAATGAAGTAACAAACGCCCCAAGTTTCTCGGCAAGGCGAGTCATATTTTCAATTGGGCCAAAGCCTAAGCCCCACTCAATACGACATTTTTCTGCCGCTCGCTCGATATCTTCTTGTGTATGGACACGAAATTCAGGAAATCGAACAGGTGACAAATTAAGGTTATCTTCAAATACATCAATAAAACGACGATAAAACTCAGCCTTAGCGAGTGTTGATAGCTTCGTTGACATCCTTGTCGAGGCGCGTTTACGAAAATGTACAATCTCTTCATTAACAGGAGAATGTTCCTGCCCTTCGAAAAAGGCGGGCTTCACGCGCAAAACCTCGGCTAATTTATTTATAAGCTCTGGGGATGGAGTAGCTGAACCAGACTCCAGTCGCTGTACATACTGGCGTGTTTTTTCAACCTTCTCAGCAACCTGCTCCAGAGATAGCTCGTGATACAGACGAGCAAGTCTTAAATTAGTACCGTTAAACACATTTCACCCACTATTTGCTATTTTGTTTCTTTTCCTTCTCAGTCTTAGACGCACTGATAGGTTCTAGTTCGATAGGTACCGGTGCTGGAGGTACATCATCGACAGAGTTCAGCATAACAACACGGTCCGCACCATATGTCCAAGTTGACACGATCTCACCAAACACGTTATAGCCATTAAAAATGACTCTACCACCCTCGCCTTCAAATTCAGGCTTTTCAACCACAAAGCGATGCATAGTTGGAGTAGTCTCCTCTGACTCAAAGAGTCGATCAGCATCATTTCTTTTGAAAAAACCGCGTTTCTTGGGGTTATCTGCGTCATCAGTAAAGAAACGAATAGGGACATTCCCAATTGAAAACGTAAGATCCATGCCAGGATTAAGTAGTCTTAACCAGTCATATGTCTTTCGTACGCACATTTGTAGCAACGCCTGCCGCTGACGCCCAAATGTACAACCACCACGAGTGTAATTATCATCATAGGGCGATGACAATAACTCATGAGTAATATCCTGTATCCTGAGCAACTCCTCAGCTATAATGGTTAAACGCACCTCTGTTAACTCAGGAAAGAACTCCCAAGGGAATGGATGGTTCTGCATAGACACTTCTCCGCCTAATCCGTGCAAAAAACGACTTTTGTCAACCAAGATATTGGTGCATATTCATAATTTTGTCAACCAATAAAAAACCCGCCGAAGCGGGTTAAGTGCGGGTGCGTTGAGGATGCCTGACACATCAGAGGTGGCGAGGGATTTCTCCCTCGCCTGGTCTCTTACTCCTCAGGTTCGTAAGCTGTGAAGACAGCGACCTCCGTCTGGCCGGTTCGGATTCGTACCTCGCAGAGGTCTTTCCTCGTTATCAGTACCGCAACAATTTCGTATTCATGATTCATTTCATCTAAAACAGTTCATAAACCTAAATAAATTCAAAAAATCACAACACAAATAAATATAAATTATCTCATCCTGAAGAACGATAGGATTATTTAGAATTAATAACAATTAATGTAACAATAATTATCAATCCAGATTATTCAAATAAAATGTCATTTACCATATGGAGTTGTGAATGAACTTTAATTCATTTTTTATTTTGTTAACAGATAAATTCACGGATGTCCTAACTCTATTCACAGTCATTGCATCTCCTGGATTTAACAACTCTAATGGTTTAGACTTAGCACTTGACATTCTGCCACTACCCAGAAAATCATCAAGAATCACAATGTGATTATTAGGATCATCTGTTGTAAAATTACTAATATTTTGTCGAATTACCTCTCTTACAGCTTCGATGTACATTTTTGTCTGTTGATTTGGTTTATTCCTTGCTCCTGCCACTGTTGACCATCCGCAATGGGTAATAACCACCATCTGAATTTTTGGTGTATGGCCATCAGACGGCATTATCTTTCTAAATTCTGATGTTGGTTTAGTCAGAGTATCAATAAGTAATCTTAATGAATTAATCGATTGCTGATCTGTCCTCACTGGAACTATTAAAGCATCTGTTGCATGCCAAGATAAATGCGTCGCTCCAGAGAAAAAAGGTGATGTATCAATTAACGCTTTTGTAGTACCAGTTTCAACCATTTCTCTGGCTATTTCTTTCTTCAGAGAAAAAAGAATTGTATCAATAACAACCTGCTGAGTAGCCCCAGAAATTGTTCTGGCTTGAGCCAGAGCATTCGCCATTTGCGTAGGTAGAAGATAAAGTTGACTATCAGATTGAATAAAATAGTTATTCTTGCCCGCAAACCAAGCATTAGTTGATGATACTAGCTTTGCAGCACGCGTTGCAAATCCAAGCCCTGGAACAAAATAAGGCATTAAGAGGTCATTTGCAGTTGTGCTAGACGAAGATGCATAATTATTGTCAAAAAAATATGATAAATTTCCTTGCGGGCACGTATCCACGATTAATGCGTTATCCGCCAAATATGACAGATTAAAAGTTAAAGATGTCTTACCAATGCCTCCCCGTAAATTACATACTGTATATTTATCATATTTCGGCAAATTAAGACTTCTTACATTACCGTCAGCAACTTCGAATTGACGCTCTATCAGAGCATTAACATTTGATTCACTAGTCATATCGCCACCATTAGTTTTACACTTTTATTGATGATATGGAAAACTAACCTAGTTGTCAACAATGGATTAAAAAACAAACACACAAGCGTTTATCAAAAGCACCTTGATTGGTGATACTACCGTGTCTTTCAGCCAAACAGTTCAGTATGTAAAGCGAATCCAACATCAATTAAGAACGTTTTCAGCGCTCCCCCAGTTGTCTAGATGTCAAACTTCATGCGCTCTCCTGTCGAAATAAACGTACTGATTAATCATGCCCAAGGACATTTCGCGTTTTACAGCGATATCACGGCGGGGAACTCCACACTGATGAAGCTTCCGCACTAGCTCAATATCGCTTTGCGGATGTTTTTTTGATTGGTTATAACCCCCCCTCTTAACATCCTATTGATACCCAGTTCCTGCGCTTTCGCTCTGACAGCATAACTAGAACGATCAATCAACCCTCCTATGCTTTCGGCCGTCAACGCGTCTACACAATTGCCTAAGCGCCATGATTTCCCTCATGCACAACCTGTTCACCGAATGTCTCTCGAAAACCATTCTGGTAAAATGCCAGTACACGCTGCATAGCTTCGCTCTTCCGGCACTCGCGACAGATTATGTTCTGACGCCTGTCGTAGCGACGTATTTCTCCGTCAGGTAATGACCAGATAAGGTCCGGATCAACCGCAGATGGTTTCTTCAGCTTTGCCCTTGAGAGCTTTTTACGGGCATTTTGCCAGTCCTTACGCGCCTGTTCAGACGGGAATAACCCGTAACCAGAGTTGTATACATCGCCACTGGCAACCAGCTCTCTGGCCAGAACGCTCATCAGATATCTTGTTGCCCCAGTTTTAGTTTCCAGTTGTCGTAACGTCTCGCGCCCACTCTGGCGTACGAGTTCAACAACCTGCCCTTTAATTTTTTCCCGCTCTTCTTGTGTAAAAACTTTTGCCACAAGCCCTCCTGAAAATTACCTCATGACCAGAAATTAACACTTACCCCCTGAAGCCCGGCGGAATTTCGTTATCCGGTTCAGAAATATGATTCACACAACGCTGGTTGTTCGTGCCGCTTACCGGGAGCAACCAGGGGTTCTCAAAATTCCGGTCCGGTCCAAAAAACGTCGTCGCTCGCTGAACAAATTCCGTTCCCGTTTTCCCGGTAGCCGCCAAGTATCTTGCGTAACGCCTCACGCCATCCAGCATGGCCTCTGGTGGCACCCCCTCGCGTAATCTGGCCTTCCAGGCACTGAAAGCGGATTTCTTCGGGTTTGCCCCGGCACGCAACGGGTATTCCCGCCAGACCTGTTCGAACACATCAGGATAATCCACTCGTCCCACAGGCTGCCCGGTGTTTTCCGGGACTACCCGATCGGCTTCCCGCTGAATGGCGGAATCGGCTTCAGGCTGCTGAAGTTGGTGTGATTGCTCCTGCCTTGCGGTCATCACCTGCTGCACAGCGCCCGAATCGGCTTTCAGCGCATACGCTGAATCGGCTTCCGGTGTCGTGCCTGCGGGCTGGCCAGGAGTGACGGTCTGAACATCCCCTGCCTGGTTCGTGGCGTTTTTTACGCCATGGACCATAGTGTTTTGATCTTCTTGATCTGTATCTTTATCTGTATCTTTATCTGTCGTGACTCGTCGTGACATGTGCGTGACATTTCGTGACTCGCCGTGACAATCGCCATTTTGTTCCCGCTTTCTTTCCCTCTCTCGCTGCGCCCTCTTGCGCTCTGCCGGAGATTTTGCGGTTTGCGAAATATTGCCGTTGTCCTCTTTCAGCACCTGGCGTTTTTCCCATCCAGTGATTAAATCACCATCAAGTACCCGCCCCTGCATCGTCTGCAAAATTGAATCAATTACCTCTTCTGTCACGTCGAGCGCACTTGCCAAATCTTCTGTCGTGACATCAATGTGACCTCGCGTGACATTTCGTGACGCGCTCACCAGGAGGTGGATATACACTGCCATCACTGTTGCAATTGGCTGCCCTGACACCCTGGCAATTGTTCGCCACTTAGGGTCATTTGGCATGTCATGCCATAATCTGAGCCAGGCGTTAGCCATACTCACCTCTTTTGATACCGAATCTTTTTACTCACAAATTGCCGGAAGTGATCCGGTATGAATATTGCGAGTCAATGCACAGCCACAATATTTCCTGCAGGGCCACCACGATTCATCTGGTTGAAACCAGCGATCGCCACTGCGACAAAATCATCAGCGTCTCTCACCAGTCGTTCCCGCGTCTCCACTAGTTCCCGAAAATACGCTGAGCTATGACTGCGCATTCGGGCCACCAGCAGAGGTGGCATTGCTTTTTCGATAGCTGGTAACAACGCCTGAATTTTTTTAACCGCATCAGGGGTGTCTTTCTCCACCCAGCGGAAAATTTTCTGAGTATTGCGAGCCAGGGCTTCCGGATGGCTGTCGTCATACAGTTCCGGGAACGTCATTCCCAGCTCGAAATACGCTTTGGTAATTTTCGCAGCCGGTACTTTTTCGCCGTCCGGATGCGCCCAGGCATTCATCGCCATGCGGATGTGTTCATGCTTGATTTTCATGAATCAACTCCCATCAGCTTTTTCGTAGTAGTTTTATTCCTGCCAATAGTTAAAATTGCATCGGCAGAAAATAATCCGTTTGATGCAAGAGCGATTTTTTCAGCGTAATTTGTTTCGCCGGTATATTCTGTGCGAGGCAATTTTCCGTTATCCATCCATTTATAGATTGCTCTTTGGCTGACACCACAAACGTCGGCCACAACAGCAACGCGAACAGTTTTGATTACATCTTCAAGTGTTTTCTGGTTCATATCACCCTCACAATGTGAACTTTGAGTACATGCCATAACAGAACTGACAGTACATTCAAGAGCGAATATCATTGAACTTATGGTTCATGAAGATAAAGCGCGTAAAGAGTTCGCCAGTAGGCTTGCGCTAGCCTGTGAAAACGCTGGTTATGAACAACATGGAAGGCAGGCAGAAATTGCCCGTCGAATGAAATTAACACCAAAAGCGGTTAGCAAATGGTTTAATGGCGAAACAATTCCTCGCCGGGAGAAATTAAGGGAATTAGCAACACTAATAGGAACAACACCAACCTATCTTTTGGGAGAGGATACAGAAGAAAGTGGACAGGTACGTTTCTATCAGGAGTTAAATCCAAGACAAAAAATCATCATTGACCTTCTGGACGAGCTCCCTGACAGTGAGACAGATGAACTTTTAAAAACTCTTGAAGAGAAAAAACAGAAGTACAATGCAATTTACGAAGAGTTAGCACGAAAGAAAAAACAAAAAGCCTCTTAAACCAGCATAAATCCGGTAGCGCCTTCCTCCGGGTTTGTGCTTCACTTTATCCCATCTCATTTTTTTACACACAAAATGTACTAAAAGTACTTTACAACAATGAACGCAAAGTACATTATATGCCTACCACCCACCCCGCCCCACAGAATGCAGGGCAATACTTCGAGTTACCAAGCAGTGGTCAGGGGTTAAGTAGCCAGCCCGAGGCGTAAGAACATGACGGCAGGGTTCAACTTTAATAACTATGCAGCAGGTTTTTGTTCCGCTACCCCGGCGTTAAGGGGAAATGAGGTCAGCATGGATACTATCGATCTTGGCAACAGCGAATCTCTGGTATGTGGCGTGTTCCCCAACCAGGACGGTACGTTCACCGCGATGACGTATACCAAAAGCAAAACGTTTAAAACCGAAAATGGTGCCCGTCGCTGGCTGGAAAGAAACTCAGGTGAGTGATATGGATTTCGACACAATCATGGAAAAGGCTTACGAAGAATACTTCGAAGGCCTTGCCGAAGGCGAAGAAGCTCTCAGCTTCAGCGAATTTAAACGGGCGCTTTCCAGCTCGGCAAAATCTAACGGCTGATAAGCGAAACAGCACCGCGAGGAATCAGTATGCAGAAACGAGAACCCGTCATCATCGCGCCAGACTATACCGATGATGAGCTTTATGAGTGGATGCGCCAGAAAATTAAGGCCGCGCAGGACCTGAAATGGGCCAATGAAGCCAAGGCTAAGCAGGCTGAAAATCTGTCCGCTCTGGAGCAGGATATCACCAATTTGGAAAAAGCAGCGGCATTAAGCATTGCCAGAATGATTACATACCCACGTTAATAGCTAACCAACGAGGCTAATAATGGAATTTAAAGATTTACCAATGCAATTCCAGGAAATGGCAGCGAATATAGTTCGTTCCCAACTGGCGACTCTTGACCTGAGTACCGTAGAAAAAGAAACCATCGATACTATATCCGGTAACGTGCGTCGTGCCTTTATCGGTCTGTACGAAGAGAAGCAGCTCTCTGATAACCAGGATTTACATGAAAAATACCTCCTGGAATTAATGGATATCATTGATAAGGGGTTTGGCGGTAATGACTCCAACTTATTGATAGTGTTTTATGTTCAGATAATGCCCGATGACTTTGTCATGCAGCTACACCGATTTTGAGAACGACAGCGACTTCCGTCCCAGCCGTGCCAGGTGCTGCCTCAGATTCAGGTTATGCCGCTCAATTCGCTGCGTATATCGCTTGCTGATTGCGTGCAGCTTTCCCTTCAGGCGGGATTCATACAGCGGCCAGCCATCCGTCATCCATATCACCACGTCAAAGGGTGACAGCAGGCTCATAAGACGCCCCAGCGTCGCCATAGTGCGTTCACCGAATACGTGCGCAACAACCGTCTTCCGGAGCCTGTCATACGCGTAAAACAGCCAGCGCTGGCGCGATTTAGCCCCGACGTATCCCCACTGTTCGTCCATTTCCGCGCAGACGATGACGTCACTGCCCGGCTGTATGCGCGAGGTTACCGACTGCGGCCTGAGTTTTTTAAATGGCGGAAAATCGTGTTGAGGCCAACGCCCATAATGCGGGCGGTTGCCCGGCATCCAACGCCATTCATGGCCATATCAATGATTTTCTGGTGCGTACCGGGTTGAGAAGCGGTGTAAGTGAACTGCAGTTGCCATGTTTTACGGCAGTGAGAGCAGAGATAGCGCTGATGTCCGGCAGTGCTTTTGCCGTTACGCACCACCCCGTCAGTAGCTGAACAGGAGGGACAGCTGATAGAAACAGAAGCCACTGGAGCACCTCAAAAACACCATCATACACTAAATCAGTAAGTTGGCAGCATCACCGGGGTTTGGCTTGTTAATGAAAAAGAAAGGGATTCGGATAGAACCCCTTAAGAACCATTTTACTGAGTGCGGCATTAATCCCAGCGATTTAAACCATCCCGCCACAGATGGGAGTGTTACAGTTAGCCATGAAATTTCGATTAATCATTAAAATCAATTGCACTTTCAATAAGTGATGCCATCTCATTGCATTTTGTTGAATTCATCTTACGCAATGAGTCACAAATTTCCGCTGGCTTTGATGACGCAGGCAACTTAGCAGCAAGTAGCATAATTGCCGTTTTTATAGCAGTGAGCTCATCCGCAAGTCCAGCAGGAGAAACATCGTGGTTAAACTGGATATTTACATTTTTACTAGTCATTTCACCCTCCTGAGGGTTGGTAATTAAGGAGTTCTCCACGGGTCAGGTGGAGTGCGTGCGCCGGACACGGGTGAGCATCCGGCACTGGCAGTTTACTGGAAGGATATATCCCTGAAAAGTCAGGACATAACGCGAAAGCGCACGGCGAAGTTATTCTGTCTGTACGGTGTCGTTAAATTTAATTCGACCGTGCGCTTCCGGTTGTGGCAATCCGCGAAATGGCGCGGCGGTAAGTATGGCGGGGTTATTCCTTCCCCGTTGAGGACACCGGGTTGTCAGGTTGACCATACGCTTAAGTGACAACCCCGCTGCAACGCCCTCTGTTATCAATTTTCTGGTGGCGTTTAGCGGTATCAGTTTTACTCCGTGACTGCTCTGCCGCCCTTTTTAAAGTGAATTTTGTGATGCGGTGAATGCGGCTAAGCGCACGCGGAACAGTTAAAACCAAAAACAGTGTTATGGGTGGGTTCTCTGTATCCGGCGTTAATTGTTAACTGGTTAACGTCACCTGGAGGCACCAGGCACCGCATCACAAAATTCATTGTTGAGGACGCGATAATGGAAACGTTATTACCAAACGTTAATACGTCTGAAGGTTGTTTTGAAATTGGTGTCACTATCAGTAACCCAGTATTTACTGAAGATGCCATTAACAAGAGAAAACAAGAACGGGAGCTATTAAATAAAATATGCATTGTTTCAATGCTGGCTCGTTTACGTCTGATGCCAAAAGAATGTGCACAATGAATTCAGCATTTGCGCTTGTTCTGACAGTTTATCTTGTTTCCGGAGAGTCAGTTGATATTGCAGTCAGTGTTCACAGGACAATGCAGGAATGTATGACTGCAGCAACCGAACAGAAAATTCCCGGTAACTGTTACCCGGTCGATAAAGTTATTCACCAGGATAATAACGAAATCCCGGCAGGTCTTTAAAACAGTTCCGTAATAAACATCCGCTTTCATTCTTATATGCCAGCAATGGCAGGGATTTGTTCACCCTTAAATCTGTAATGAGGTAAAACAAAATGAGTAAAGTCTTTATTTGCGCCGCCATTCCGGACGAACAGGCAATAAAGGAAGAAGGTGCAGTCGCTGTAGCCACTGCCATTGAAGCCGGTGATGAACGTCGCGCCCGCGCAAAATTTCACTGGCAATTCCTGGAGCATTATCCGGCTGCTCAGGACTGCGCTTATAAATTTCTTGTTTGCGAGGATAAACCCGGTATATCCCGCCCTGCCCTCGATTCCTGGGATGCTGAATATATGCAGGAAAACCGCTGGGATGAGGAGTCTGCTTCCTTTGTCCCGGTTGAGACTGAATCAGATCCGATGAACGTCACTTTTGACAAGCTGACCCCTGAAGTACAGAACGCTGTCATGGTTAAGTTCGACACATGTGAAAACATCACCGTTGATATGGTGATTAGCGCGCAGGAATTGTTGCAGGAAGACATGGCAACATTCGACGGACATATCGTTGAAGCGTTGATGAAAATGCCAGAAGTTAACGCCATGTATCCAGAACTTAAGTTGCATGCCATCGGGTGGGTTAAGCATAAATGTAAGCCTGGAGCTAAATGGCCCGAAATTCAGGCAGAGATGCGCATCTGGAAAAAACGTCGCGAAGGTGAACGCAAGGAAACCGGAAAATACACGTCTGCTGTTGATCTCGCCCGCGCCAGAGTCAACCGACAGCACACTGAAAACTCAGCAGAAAATATCTCCCCTGTCACTGCAGTCATTCATCGCGAATACAAGCAGACATGGAAAACACTGGATGACGAACTGGCCTACGCTCTCTGGCCTGGTGATGTGGATGCCGGAAACATTGACGGCAGCATCCATCGCTGGGCAAAAAATGAAGTTATCGACAACGACCGCGAAGACTGGAAGCGTATCTCGGCATCGATGCGCAAACAGCCTGATGCCCTTCGCTACGACCGCCAGACTATTTTTGGCCTTGTCCGTGGACGTCCGATCGACATTCACAAAGATCCTGTGGCACTGAACAAATACATTACTGAATACCTGACTACAAAGGGCGTGTTTGAAGATGAAGGAACAAATCAGAGCGCAACTGATACTCTCTCGTCGCCAGTACCAGAAACTGATGCAGTGGAAACGGCAATTCCGGACAACGAAAAAACCGAATGCAAAGTGGAAGTCGAACCATCTGTAGAACGTGAGGGGCCGTTCTACTTCCTCTTCACCGACAAGGATGGCGAAAAATACGGTCGCGCAAACAAACTTTCTGGTCTGGATAAGGCGCTGGCTGCCGGGGCTACTGAAATCACGAAAGAAGAATATTTCGCCCGCAAAAACGGTACATACTCAGGTTTACAACAAAATACTGGTGCATCTGACACGACCGCACAACCAGAGCCGGTAAAAGTTACCGCTGACGAAGTAAACAAAATTATGCAGGCAGCCAATATCAGCCAGCCTGACGCCGATGAACTGCTTGCAGTATCACGTGGTGAATTTGTTGCAGGGATTAGCGATCCGAATGATCCGAAATGGGTGAAGGGGATTGAAACCCGCGATTCTGTGAACCAGAACCAGCAAGAAACGGAACAGAACGACCAGAAAGCGGAACAAAACAGCCCAAATGTGCAACGAAAAGAGCCAAAAACGAAACAATCCGAACCAGTAGCGCAACAGGAACCGGAAAAAGTCTGCACCGTCTGCGGTCAGAGCGGTGGCGGCAACTGCCCTGATTGTGGCGCGGTGATGGGCGACGCAACATACCAGGAAACATTCGATGACGAGAACCAAGTTGAAGTTCAGGAAGACGATTCGGAGGAAATGGAAGGCGCTGAACATCCACACAAGGAGAATGCTGGCAGCGCTCAGGACCACGCCAGCGATAATGAAACTGGCGAGGCGACAGATCTCTTAATTAAGGCGAACGGTCATCATAATCTCACATCCACCAGCAGAGCGGGGATTCATCTGATGATCGACCTTGAAACCATGGGAAAAAATCCCGATGCCCCGATTATCTCAATAGGCGCAATATTTTTCGATCCACAAACCGGAGATATGGGACCGGAATTTAGCAAGACCATCGATCTGGATACTGCTGGCGGAGTCATTGATCGTGACGTCATTAAATGGTGGCTGAAGCAATCACGTGAAGCGCAGTCTGCCATTATGACCGATGAAATCCCGTTAGATGATGCACTACTGCAATTGCGGGAATTTATCGACGAAAACTCCGGTGAATTTTTTGTTCAGGTCTGGGGAAATGGAGACAACTTCGACAACGTGATTTTACGCCGCTCATACGAACGACAGGGGATCCCCTGCCCGTGGCGCTACTGCAACGATCGCGATGTACGCACAATCGTTGAATTAGGAAAAGCCCTGGACTTCGATGCCAGAACGGCTATTCCATTCGAAGGTGAGCGCCATAATGCACTTGATGACGCTCGTTACCAGGCAAAATACATTTCAGCTATCTGGCAAAAACTGATCCCGAGTCAGGCTGATTTTTAATGTTCAACCGTCGCCAGTTGTCGTTGGTATTCTGCAACTGGCGCGTTCCGGAGTGATAGCCATGAGCGAACAATACCTGATAACGCTCGATGAGTGGAAACCAAAACGGTTCAGTCTCCCAATAACAAACACTACCCTGGTGAAATACGGAAAACTAGGATACATCGTTCCAAGACCACAAAAAATTCGTGGGCGTTGGCTGATAGATCGCCGAGCAGTATTTGTTGGGCCTGGTGAAACGGGAATTGCGCCGGAAATTCATACTGGCGATGATGATGCACTGAAGGAGATTTTAACTCATGTCACCGAGGCCACGAAAAAACAGCACTGACGTAGCCGGTCTTTACGAAAAGTTTGATCGCAGAACTGGCAGAGTTTACTACCAGTATAAAAATCCTGTGACTGGAAAATTTCACGGACTAGGAACAGACAAAGGTAAGGCAGAAAAAATCGCTTCCACAGCCAATCAGCGAATAGCTGCAGCAGAAGCTGAATATTTCATGCGTAAAATTGATGAAAGTCCGTCAGCAACAAAACGTCGGGGTATCAGATTAAAGGCATGGGTTGATCGATATCTGAAAATACAGGACACGCGACTGAAAAATGGAGATATTGCAGCTACAACTCACAAAGAAAAAGCTCGAATGGCTGCATACCTGGTTTCCCGTCTGGGAAACCACCCATTGAAAGAACTGGAAGTAAGAGACTTTGCATTAATACTGGATGAGTGGCTGGATAAAGACATGGTCAGCACAGCGAGAGTAAATCGCGGATTATGGGTTGATATTTATAAAGAAGCACAGCATGCAGGGGAAGTTCCTCCTGGATGGAATCCTCCGGAGGCTACCCGTAAACCGATCCCTAAAGTAACCAGAGCCAGGCTCACCATGGAAGACTGGCAAAAAATTTACAATGCAACGCCTGAAAAACACTTTATCCGTAACGCAATGCTTCTTGCGATTGTTACTGGTCAGCGCCGTGATGACATTTGCCACATGCGTTTTTCAGATGTGTGGAACGAACACTTGCATATCACCCAGGGAAAAACCGGAATGCGTCTGGCGTTACCGCTTACACTACGCTGTGATGCCATTGGGATAACGTTAAAAGAAGTTATTGATGGGTGCCGAGACAGAATATTAAGTCCATATCTAATCCATAGTCGGCACCAGAAACAACCGAAGCCGATGAGTAAAGACAACCTGAGCGACTACTTTGCCAAAGCACGGGATCTGGCTGGGATAATTCCACCAGCAGGAAAAACTCCGCCAACATTTCATGAACAACGCTCTCTATCAGAACGGCTGTACCGTGCACAGGGTATCGATACAAAAACATTACTAGGACATAAAGTCCAGGCAACCACCGATCGCTATAACGATACTCGAGGTCAGGAATGGGTTAAGTTGGTTATTTGA